ATGGCAACAAATCCACCGTCAGGAGACGGACATCGCAATGGTGCAGTAAGAAATCGTTCACAGGTTTATAATCCCAAAACTGAACAATGGGTAAAAAGGGATAAAGATACTGGGCGTTTTATGGATGTCAAACAAGATGGTACACCGTTTAAAGGTGTGCGAAAAGAAAAGTGAGTTAAAACGAGGGCAAGAGTATAACTTGCCCTCGTTTATGCTTACATCGGTTTTATCATTGATTCAATAAATGAGATTTCTTCGTCTGTAAGATTGTATTTGACATACAGTTGTTTGTCAATTTGAACAGATGAAAGCGACCAATCAATATCGCTTTCCTTCGAGAAGTCCTGCGTCGGGACAAAACGGAATGTTTTGGCCGTAGCATCTTGACTTGACTTCGCTTGACAGTGCATGAACCTCGCAAAGCGAGATTTGAGATATAGGCAAATATTTACGCACTCATCATACGAAACATTGGAATCTGCGAATATGCAAAGGTAAGATTCTGTACAAATTTCGTTAGGCTTTCCAACAAACGCATTAAGATTGTCATCATTAGCCTCTGTGCCAATGTTGTTTGCTCGAGGAATGATTACTTTGAATCTATCAATCCAGTTAGTGTGCAAAGGAACAAGATTACGTTCCACATACCCTTTTTTGAGACCTTTACCAATACAGACAACAGGAGTTGTCAGCCCATCAGATGTTTCATGAAAATTGGGATCGCTCACGAAATAACCACGCAAGCCAAATGGTCTCAATGGTGATACAAATGATTGGATGTATTCACTACTCTGTTCCGTTACTTTGGTGATGATTGAAATACTTCTACCATCTCGGATAAAAATATCAGAGGTATTCTGAGCAAGGCTTCTTTGAGAAGCATATACGCCAGTTTCTGTATGAGAAATTATGGTAGGTGCGGTTTTTATGTTATCATATTTTGCGTCCATTAGGAAATAGCATAATCCACCTTTGATCCCACATTACTGAAAAGGTCTGATGCTTTCGGATAATCGTGCAAGCTGCGAATAGTTTTGTCTGATAGCATATCTGCACGAAAGTCATCAAGCCCTCGTCCTCCTGCATACCAACGAGCAGGCATAATCATTGAAATAAAATTGGGTTGAACTTTTTTAGCTATAGAAACAAAATACTGATAAACTGGCACAGAACTTGCTTGTGCGTCTCCATCCATAACTTGATACGGTGGATTTCCCACTATCGCATTGAATTTCATATTCTTTATTCCTGTTCTTTCTGAAACGAATTTATCAACCTGCTTGATAAAGTGTTCAGGTTTGTTTTTAATTTGATTGATTAAATCCTCAAAGTATCTGGTGTTTACCTTAGCCTTGCGGAAGCCTATCAAGGTTCGTTTGGTGATGCTCTTTGCCATGGGAGTTTTGCAGATGACAAAGATGTTTTCTGCGACAACCTTGTCCCAGATTTGTTGTTCGTCTTCGATACTTGACACCGAAAATAAAGAGTTCTTTACTCGTGTACGGTAAATGCTGTATGCCATATAGAGGGGATATAATCCCGATTTTGAGTTGATTTCAAGAATACGAGAATCCTCGGCAAATACATTGGCGGTCACTTCACCCTTGTCAATGAAACGAGGTTCGGACAGTGTGGTTTCATACCCTTGTTCAAAGAAGTTATATCCACCCAAACAGTCGCCAAGGTGCATATTCACCACACGCCAAGGAGTAAGCACCGTTTCCTTATCCGGATTACGGAATGTACTGAAAATATCCGTTATGCGCTCGATGCGTTCCTCCACGCTGAGTTTGTCGGCAGCACGAGCCATAGCCCGGATACGCTTTCCGGCTGCACAGAATATCTCCGGGTCATAGTATTTCTTGATGTTGTTGAATTTCTGTTTGGTAACACCCTTAGGCATAAATTCTTCCCACGATTGAGGGTCGATGAGCGAAGCGAAGTTGTCAATGGTGATTTCTTGAGACTCGTCTTTCAACTCTGCTCCATAAATCAGCAAAGGCATACGGATGGATATACCCCGAAGAATGGAAATAGCGGCTTCCCGATTGTTCTTTTTCTTCTTCAGTTCTTCCAGTCGTTGTTTCTCCTCCTCTGTCAAAGGCTGTTTGTCCTTACCTTTCTTCTTGGATTTCTTTTCAAGACTTTCAAGTTCCTCGTATTGCTCATCAGTCAGCCCCTGATTGTTGATGTCCACTTGATTCGTCTTGGGCATGGCTTTTGTCTGACCGATAATCTTTTTGAGGTCATCGAACTCTTGCAACTCCAAATCATTGAGTTTCATTAACTCATCATTATACAGACTTCTGTCCTCAAAGCCATTGCGCACGACACGTTCCACATAGACCTTTTTGAGTTGTTCCAACATCCTTGGCACATCAAACTGATTCATCTTGGAACCCTCGATGGATATTATCGGGCAGAAATTCAGGAACTCGCCCATAATCTTACGGTCGTTGCCACTGGTCTTTCCTGTCTTGGATGAAATCTTGGCTGTTTCTGCTATCACTTTCAATGTTCTGTCCGGTGCGAAGTCAAAGACATAGCATTGCTCTTTAACCTTTCCGTTGATAGCGGCAGGAGTCTGCACACGGAAGATAGTCTGCATATAACTGGAGGCAGCCGTGTTATACGAGCCTGACAGCATAAACACAGCTGTCCAAGCCTTCACACTGACACCCGTTGTCAGTCTGCCACAAGACAAGGTAATGGTACGTGTGGCATCAGGGTCTTTGCCAATGGCTTCTTCTACCGCCACAAGTGCATCCTTGCTTTCTTCATCCTCATCTCCATTGCCTGCAACATTCACAACCTTGAAATGTTGGAATACCGAATGTGTCTGCAACATGGCACTCATCGCCCGTGCCTCCTTCACTCCAGGCAGCATCCACAGGGTATGACGGAATATATTGCGGTATTCCTCATTGGCAAACGGATAGCAACTCTCCCGGTCCTCTTTGGTTATAAGATTCAAGAAAGCACTTACATCCTTGTCATGAACGAAAGTTCCATTGTCATTTACACGGAAGAACTCACGGAAGTTGAATGCCACATCTTCGTCCACGAACTCATTGAGTAATCGTCCGAGGTCATAGGTGTAAATGTTCATGGTTGGCAGTGATGCGTATGGATTCGGGTCGCCAAAGTGCAGCTCATCCCAAGACGCTTTGGCACGCTGTTCCATTACATAGTCCCAAGTATATATCTCATCCTCCTTGAAATCGTCCAACAAATTGAATGGAGTGCCGGAAAGACGCAGAATCTTGGTCTTGTCCTTCGTAAGTTCCTGCATTACAGCCTTACCCAAATCTGTCTGTGTGCCTTCGTGCGCCTCGTCCACGATGATACAGTCCCATGCGGTGGCGAACACTTCATTGTTCTTATCAAAGTTGCCGCCTACAAGTTCAGAACCACGCAAGTCTTGCATGGAAGCAAAGTAAACATATTTGCATTGTCCTTGTTTTGCTCTTGTTTCCAGCGAAGTATGACTATCACCGTTATTCTTTGAGCCGTATGCAAAATCCCGCCTATCATAGAATATCTTGCCAAAGTCCTCAAACCAACCGCTATCAACTACCGGACGGTGGGTGAGAATCAAGGTTCGGCTGAAATCCATATCTTTTACCTCCTGTAATGCGGACAGCGTCTTACCAAATCGCATCTTGGCGTTCCACAGCATCTGGTTTCCTTTCTTGAACTGCTTTTTAGTCTTTTCAATAGCTTCACGCTGTTCCGGTCGGAATACAATAGGACTTTTGTCGTGTGAAACCTCAGCAGAAGATAATGATTCACGCCCCTCTTTTACGGCGATTATTGCCCGTTTAACTGTTTCAAGATCGGTAATAAACCACTCGTTGGCTTTGTTCTCGGTATCAAATATCTTTTTCTTGATACCTGAACGCTCCAGCACGCTATGCACTTCCTTGTCATTGAAAGAACACAAACCATACTTGCTGTTGTATATCGTAAGTTCCGTATATAAGAGGTCGTATGCTATACCTGCCGTTTGCGTATATTGATTGATACGTTTCTTGGCAGACTCGTTGAGAGCCTTGCTGTTGGGAGCAAGACCGAAAACATTGTCATTGTCACAAGTGGCTTCGCCCACTTTCAGACATCCCTTGTGCGCAGCATCGTTGATACGGAACACATATATCAGTTTTAACTTTAGTGAAGATGTGAATTTCATACCGCACTATTTTATTAGGTCTATAAATCGGATTCGTTTTCCCTTTTTGCCTGTTGCCTTGTCGGTAGCATGCCAATCCTTGATTTGGCAATAGACCCCATTGTGCCTGCGGATGTCATCTTTCAGACATCCTTCACATTGGGTGACCACTTCGGTAGTCCCGAACAAGTCGGCTACAACTTCCCTACGTTCTCCGCAACTATTTGGAATGACACCTCTTAATCCGTCCATCTGCCATACGTTCCACGAAATGATGTAAGCGATGTAGTTGATAGATTTCAGTAAAGGGCATTTGCCAAATTTCTGTTGAAAATACTCCACAAAAGAGACAAGCATAGATTCTCGGGCAATGAGTAGATTGTCTCCCTGCCACTCGTAACCGTAGGTACTTTTATAGGCTTCTTGTGCCCACTCAAGCCATTCGCCCGAAGTGGATGTGTTCTCGCTTACCACCCTTAGTTTGCGGTCAAGCAAACCGATACGCTGTTCCAAAGGGATAGTCTCTCCTGTCGTGGTATCATAGCGGCTAATCAGATATGGGGCTTCTCCGCAAGTGATTTCCAGTCGGATATCACGCACATAATCCTTCCAACTTTTGCCCTCCGGGAATATGATACAGCCTTCCGTTGTTTTCCATTTATGATGTCCCTGTTCGTCTGCATATTCGGTATTGAAAACATCCTTTCGTCCGAACCATGCTTCATCAATCAGGTTGTTCTGTGCATTGCATATCCATGATGGAGTGAAGACCTCAGCCATATCACGGGAACGGGTTGATTGGGTATCACGGCTTTTGAGGACACGAGGCATGATGATATGTCCGTTATCTCCTGTTATAAGGTGTGGGAGGATAGGGGAATTGTATTGGTATTCTTTGCCAAGATGTTCATAATCTGAAGTAGCCCAGAAGATATTGCGTTGCATTTCGTCCCTGCTCGTGGTGTGGTCTTTGAGCAAGGTGTTCAGCAATTCTGGTGAAAACTGGAATATGCTATCTTCCAATATATCAACTTCGACAGGCATTTTATATCAAGTTTACGCCCGTCTCTTCTTATGGAAATAAGGGAAAAAGGTTCTTCTCTTGGTAAGCGTTGGACGGATTCGCTAAACATTCATGGTTTCACAGCAAATCCAGTATTCTTTTATTGGCTTTATCTACTACTGTAGTATCCAGCGATGCAAGATAAATCTGTGTAGTGTTCTCAGAATCATGTCCCATTCCCTCGCTTATGACAGAAATGGGCACATTACGGCTCTTGGCGATACTTGCCCACGAGTGCCGACCGACATACATAGTTAATGGTATTGGCAAATCCAACTGCTTTCCAATTTTCTTCAACAGATGGTTCACACGGTGAAGTTCGTTGGCGTATTGCTTCCGATAATCTTCGTCCCGTTTTGTAATGATGGGCAAGAGGTATTCCGTTTCGTTTACTGGATATTTGTCAAGAATCTCTTGCATACACTTTTCCCATCTGATGAACAACTGCTGTCCTGTCTTACGTCTGCGATAGGAAAGAGTACCATTCTGCAAGTCCTTCTTTCTCAGATAAGCCATGTCGATGAACGACATTCCCCTTGTGTAGAAACAGAACAGGAACATATCACGGGCATAATCAAGATTGGGCTTCAATGACAAGTCCAGTCCTTTGATACGTCTGATGTCATTGAGCGACAAGGCTCGCTTCATTGTTTTCTCCACTCCCGTGTAAACGGACTTGAACGGATGTCGTTGCTCGGTCAGTCCATCTTCCACCGCACGGTTATAGACGGCTTTTAGAATACGCATATAGAAGGATATAGTATTGGGCGTATTTCCCCTTCCTTTCAAATAAGCCTCGTACTCTGCCAACAAATCCGCATTAAGCTGGTCAAACAAGACATCCTTGCCATTTATAAAACCGTTAAAACTTCTGAGTGCAGCTGTATAAGTCTCTGAGGTGCGTATTTTGCCCAAGCGTTTCAGTCTCGCTATCTGTTGGCTGATGTAAGCGTTGAATGACAATTCTTGCCTGTTTTCATGAAAGCGCATGACTACATCATCCGTTACGAATGTGCCGGATTGAAATAACTTGTGTATGATTTTGTTCAGCCTGTCCTTGTCCCACTTGATGCGTGAACCGATTGAAAGCAGGTAGTTGTTCCTCTCTTGTCCTGTCAATAGATGATGCAAGACAACCGTTTCGGAAGGGTGGTCCAATTCGAAAACAAAAAGTTTATACTCGGTGTTTATCTGTCTGACCACACGGTTGTGAATGACCTGATAGTAGAGTGTGCCCTCCTTACCGTTTACGGTAGATGGACGGAACTTGACCTTTACTGATGCCATATCAGTCGGATTTTGATTGCTCCCACTTAGCGTACATCTCCCTTGAAAGTTCCACAATCTCCCTGCTCAACTTCACAAGATCAATGGTACAACTCTCCAGTTTGTAAAGCAACGCCATCGCCTTCTTCTCCGAAAAATGGCAGCGTAGCTCTTTGACTACCTGATTGTAGTTCGTACCAATGGCACGGAACTGGGCGTGAAAGTCCGACAGTTTAGTCGTGTAGTCCACCATCGTCTTGTCCACCTTCAGTACCTTGAACTTCTGCCCGAAGAAGTGTGCCTTGAGAAAGACGGCTTTAGCGTACACCTCTGATTCCTCGTACATCGTGAGAAACTTGTTCCATTCCTCATCATCGAAGCGCACCATCACGCAGTGTGTCTTCGGGTTCAACTTGGGATTTCTCCCGTACTTGCTCTTCTTTTTCATTCTTCTTATTCTTTTAGTTTAATGATTCATTCATAGTCTAATCTCCGATTAAAGAACCCCGAAATTATCCGACTGCGGAGGATAATTCAGCCCACGGCGGTGCAAGGATTTTCAGTCCCATAATTATATTTTTGAATAATTATGTGTTGTTTGAATTTTTATATGAAAATCAATGTTTTAAGCTTCCAAATGTGGCGATTTTATTTTGTTTATTTTTATCTATTTTTGTTTGTTTTTGTATTTTTGTGTCGAAATTGTGTGTTGAAATAATAATTATCCTATCAAATGAACTATTCAAAAGACGGAATAACAGTTGCGCCCATAATAGATACGAGTCATCCGAAAAAGAACGGAAAGTGCCCCGTAAAAATTCGTGTAACCTATCGCCGGGATCGTCGCTATTATCCGACGGGCAAAGACCTTACCTTGGATGAGTGGGAAGGTCTGACTACAACGAAGGTTCGCGCCCTTGTGGCCGTTCGTAAAGATATAGAAAGCAGTTACCAAATTGTTCGTGGGGTTGTTGAGGAATTGGCACGCGACGGTATTTTTTCATTCGATAGCCTCAACAAGCGATTGAAACGTTCGGGGGTTGATACTCTTAACCGTGCATTTGCGGCTAAAATAGCGGAATTAAAAGAGCAGGATCGTATCGGGTCAATGCTGGTTTATAATGTTGTTATACAGGGATTGGAGCGGTTTGCCGGGGATCGTATTGCTCTTGAATCTATAACGGTGGATTGGGTAAGACGTTATGAGCGCTTTCTACTCGGAGAAGGTAAGAGCCGTACAACGATCGGAATACACATGCGCCATTTACGAGCCATATTGAACGATGCTTGTCGATGCGATGCGATTAAACCCGCGCAATACCCGTTCGGCCGAGGGAAATATGAAATACAGGCCGGTGAGGGCCGTAAATTGGCTTTAACGCTGGAGCAGATCGGGCAGATCGCCCGCTATGAGGATGGGAACGAAGCAACGGCCAAATACCGGGATTATTGGCTGTTCCTCTACTTGTGTAACGGGATCAACGTCGCCGATTTCGTGAAATTGCGGTATCGTGATATTGTGGACGGTGAAATCTGTTTCGTGCGTCAAAAGACCGAGCGCACGACTAAGACCCGTAAGGAAATCCGGGTCGCGGTAGTTCCCCAGATGCAAGCTATTATCGACCGCTGGGGTAATACTCCAGCACCGAATAACTTTATTTTCCCAATTCTCGACGGGTCGGAGGATGCGGTGCAGAGCCACGCTAAAACAATAGCCGCTACCGGGTTAATCAATAAACGGATGCGGATGATCGGGGAGCAGCTCGAAATTGGGAACATATCGACCTATACGGCGCGTCATTCGTTCGCTACGGTGTTGAAGCGTGCCGGGGCGAATATCGCCTACATATCGGAAAGCCTCGGCCACCAAGATCTGAAGACGACGGAAAACTACCTTGCCAGCTTCGAGCGAGAGGAACGAGAGAAAAATGCTGCATTACTGACGAATTTTTAATACGATTATTTGCATAATGCGCCGCAGTGCAGTACCTTTGTCATATCGTGTTATTTTAGTTGGAATGATCGGCGGGGCACATCTTATTTCCGTCGGTCATTCCGTTTTTACTGCATTTCTCCTCTTGGATGTGGTGAATAGCAACAACCTCACGCCTAACCGACGCACTATTTCGCCGGACAAAGGGTGTTTCATTTTGGAACAGTGCTTACAGTGACGGAGAGAATGTCCGCCAAATGGACGATGAAACCTGGTGTTAATAGATTTTGCCTTTCCTGTTTCACCTTGCGAACGATGCTATTCTTGCTTTTGTAGTTTATAGGCGTGCACGATGCCTCATACTTTGCCTCAACTCCTTATGCAACACCTTGCAACTTATTCCCTACGTACTGCGCTTTTGCCAAGAGTTATACGGCATCGCGATTGATGAACAGCGAATCATTGAAGTGTTTTTTGTTTTCCCCTATGAAATACGGCAAATTCTTCGCCTTTTCGATTCTTTCGGTGTTGTCCTCGACCCATCGTTTGAAGTTGTCGGGCACATCCTTGACCTCATTCAGCGGTTCCTCCCAAAAATCCCTATCCGTGCCCTCGTTGGCTATAATTGGCACTGCATAGCACTTGCAGTTCGGGTGCCACCCGATGAATTTGAAAGATTTCGGATATTTTCCCTCCATTGCGTCACATATTTCCAGCGGCGCACGCCCTTTTTTGAAGCGCGGATACCAGAACTTTGCCAGCCACTGTACGTGCGATTTTGATGTTTTTACCTCATATCCGACAATAAAATCAAGTTGTTGCCAGCGGATACTGTCGGCTTCACGATAAGCGCTGTTTATTTCGGTGCGAGCCATACGCATAGCATTCTGATAAGATGACCGGTAAACGCCTTGCCCAGGGTGATAAGCCTGCGCCACTTTCGACAGGGTAAGATTGCCGAACGCATTTCGGACACGTCGAAATAGTTTGTCCGGCTCATTCAGATAGACGCGTACATCACGGCTTATATCGGCAGCGCTTCGGCCTTCGCTGATACCTATAGATAAGGATAATTCTATGTGCCGTTCGAACTGCTTGGCGATACTCCAAACTCTTTCGGATAAATTATGCCCGTAAGTTGTTCTACGTTGAAATGCCTCAAGTGCACCGAGATTGTGAAGCATCCATCCTTTTTTCGGATTGTCGAATAGTTGTTTTACCCATGAATCGTTCTTGTCGTTGGCAAAAAACCATTCCGAAGTGATCCCCGCTGTAATTATAGTGGACAACTTATTTCGGAATGAAGATAACGAGGCATCGGCTTGTTTACTACGGCTTTTGTTTGATGAGAAGGCGAACAATCGCCCCGTATTGGGTTGATATTTATATCCCATTCCCAGTCGAATCAATTCATCCGAGGCCACATCATACAAAGCCTCTATCTGTCGTAGATATTCTTCGACATGCGTTTTATGCTGTTGCTCCCATTGGGCGGCTTTCAAATTCAATCCGGGCATCGTTTCGAATTAGAATGTTGGCTCTATAATATTGTTCATAGATGCCTCTGCCTTCGCTTGCTTTATTCGCTCGATTTCAGCGGTAACATCATCGGCCGTTCCCATTAGTTCAACGCCCTTTTCCAGCGACATAACGCCATCCTGCACAGCACGGCCTATAGCCGCCCAACGTGCGGTGACATCTTCATTGAACGGTTCGGCAAATTCGTGTTCTATTTTGAGCGCAGCCAAATCAGGACGCAAATGAATATGGGTTACATTCATCATAATAGCGAGAATAAGATTTTTCTCCCTATCTACGGCTATGTCGTATATCTCTTTATTATTTTCGCGCTTGATATATCCCAGTACCATCGCGCGTTTGATCGCTTCGCCCGACAAAGTTCCCAGCCCAGCCATTTTCTCGGGTGTAAACTCGGGCGTGAAAGTGTCGAACAAGATGGACTGCGCGAGGTCTTCCTTTTCCCGTTGCTGCGTCTCGGAAGAGGTCGGTGGATTGATGTACTCGAATTTTGAATCCGCTCCGGTCATCCGAATCATTTTCCCGGGCTTGTCGGCTCGACCTTTCAAAAAATCTACGACATCGCCCGTTGCTGCGGCGATAGGGTCTGCGAAATAGTTATTTGTGTCGGATATTTTGCTGTCTATATCCTCCTCGCGGTCTATGCGGGGGTTGAGGCCTCCCCACGCTTTATCCTGTCGGTAGTAGATAACATTGATTTTTCCGGTTGGATTGGGAGTTGCAATAACCTCCCAATTAAGAGATCCTCGTTTGCATCGGTAGATCGTATCAGGTGTTTGAATATCGAAATGCTCGATAGTTGATGTCCCCTCTTTAAGGTAGTACCCATACCCGAATGCAATGAGGTTCTCGTATAGGTCGAATAATGGACGTAGGGTGTATCCTTTCGACTTGCAAATTACCACAACTTTTACCTGCGGTTGGAAATTCTCGTCCCGATAGATGTGGTAGAGCTTGGCACATTCAGTTTCTGCTCCCGCAATGCGTTTTGCTTTACGCATGGAAACGTTGAATCGTGTATCTTGCAAAAATTGATTATATGCTTCGAAAGCCTCGTCCGAACCTTCGTTGTTCACCTTCTTCCATCGTATCGGATTCCCGAGCAGAAAGAATAGTTCCACCTCATTGATGTACTTCTGTCGTGCACGAGGCAACTTCTCGGTACGATAAGGCTCCTGGCCTTTCCGCATCTTATCGGCCTTTCGCATAATACGGTGGAGTTCGGGGTTATATTCCTGAATCGCCTGCAAAACCTCCGTATCGCGATTCTGCATAAGTGTTTGAGCCTGTGTAATGTCTTTGTCCTTGATAAGCGTAAGCAGATCACGTTCTGCACCGGTTGCATTCAGATATTTATTGCGTATCGCATTGAGTAGGTTGTCTATAAATCCCATATCCGTACTTTTTACCAAATTCCTAAATCCTCTTTGTCTAAATCTTCTTCATTGTTGAAATACCCCCGCTTTTCGATTACTCCGGTCAGGGCATCTTCGGCGTCGTCATGGCTGTTGAACTCCTGCTGCTTACGGTATGATTTGACATGCGAGGCGAACTCCGGCCATTTGTGCTCCCATCCGGTCGGAAAATAAATAAGGTTTTGCACTTCATTCGATCGCGTGAAAATACGCACCCTTTTGTTGGCGGTCTGCGTAAATGGGTTGAACGATGTAAAGTTGTTACCGATTATTCGGCACTGCGCCTCAACATTGCGCCCGAAAGACCTGCCGCCATTGTTGCTCTCGACGTAGCAGATCTCCGTCTTGTTTCGGGACAGCATCTCGGCTGTTGCCGGCTCGGTATATTCCATCGGTTTCTGTGTATATAAAATGTCCGTCACGAAATTGCCGATGGGAGTTTCCGTATAGCAAATAGAACACAGATAGTCACTGCCGGTATCAGCGGTATCCGTGTAGTTCTTTCGCTTCATAGATGCTGCATATGGAATTATGTCGTATGTCTTAAACTCTCCATACATCAAACCTTCCAGCGGCTTCGGGTTCTGCATATATTGCGTTTCAAAGACAAATGAGTTCGATCTCTCGATTTTGTGCAGTTCCTCCAGCGTATGCTTAAATTCCCAGAGAGGCTGTTCCTGTCCGTTTTCGTCATGCCAGATGCAGGGCAACGAAAGTACCGTCCATTCCTCCGGCTCGATCTCCTGAAGATAGCCGCATAGATCGTGCTCATGGAGCCGTTGCATAATGATTATGATAGGCGTATTGCGCGAGTTCACGCGGTTGCGGATAGTCGATTCAAAGCGATTGTTCACCCGCTCGCGGATCGTTTCGGATAGTGCATCTTCCGGTTTGATCGGGTCGTCGATAACAATAGCTCCCGCAAAATCGCTTTCCCACGCAGGAATAAAATCACCCATTTCGCGCCGCTCCCTATACGGATCATTTACTTGACCTGCACCAAATCCTGTAACCTGTCCTGCTGCACTTACTGCATACAGTCCGCCTCCGACGGATGTATACCACTTTTTAGCATTCTTGCTTTCGACGACTACTTCAGGGAAAAGCCGCTGGTAGTAGTCTGATTGTACCGTTTCATTGATCTCTTTCGAGTTGTCGAGAACAAGATCATCGGAGTATGATAGGTGTATGAACTTACTGCGGGGGTTTAACGCCAGCCCGTAGGCGATGAAGTTCTTAGAGACAAGTTCGGTCTTGCCATATCGTGGCGCAATATTGATAATAAGACGCTTTATTTCGCCACGGACGACTTTGTCAAGAGCTTCGCATATTTTGCGATGATGATCGCCGACAATAAACCGCATCCCCGTCTTATGCTTGAACATGTAACGGGTGAAATTCAGCATACCGGAAAGACAGAAGGTACGCTCTATGTCTATGTCGCGAATCGGAGTAGTGCGTTAATACTCTTCGTTAAGTTTTAACCCATATTGTCTTGCCTCTTCGGGAGAGAGAGTGCGAGGTGGAATAAGTTCGGCACCATCTGCTCCTGTAACCTCTTGACGTTCTACATATCCCCGTTTTTTTCCGCGTGTTTTGAGAGTGAAAATGATCGCTGTTTCGGAGGGACGTTCGATCCAACCGGCAAATCTCTTTTCGCCATTCTCGTCCTTTTCGATGGCCGGAACGCCGGCAACCAATTTACGCAGGTTGCTTTCGGCCAAATCAACGAACCGTTCACGGGAATCTTCGAGGGCTTGGGCGAATTGCTCATCATCATTGCACCATGTGTAAATTGTGCTACGCTCTACACCTAAATTAGCAGCTATGTCTGACAAAATACCGCCGCAAGCATTTGCAACCTTGCGAAAGGTATCTAATTTCGGTTTTTTGGAGGGCATTGCCATTTTTTATACTGTCGTTTTTGTCGTTATTCGACCCGTTCAACCATATCCGAGAACATTTCGCCGGGGATTATTTTGTCGTCTGGCCTGAACCCGAACCGAAGCATGAATGATGATTTCGCCCTATAAGACTTAAAGTTGAGCATTACATAGGATTCGATGTCTTCCGCTTTTTGCTCTGCCTGTTGACGAATCTGTTCTTTCATCTCCTTTACCGCGGCCTTGCGTTCCTCAAACGGTCGTTGTATCTCTTCGAAATCACCTAACGTATCAGACAGTTCTGAACTTATTTCGTCCTGCATGACGGATATACCGTATATGTTCATGTCTGCTTCAGAAAGGCCAGCGGCTTTATAGTCTATTTCCGGTACAAGTACTTTTATTTTCTCCATGTCGAATTCTCCCATTGCGGAGGGCGAGTTCATGAAGATATTTTGTTCGCGCTCTGTCTTGTCGTCTAACTCTACAGCTTCTACCTTGATCTCATAATCCGTTTCAGGTGTCCCGTCGTAATTGTTGATGATGTCAAGCGTCTGTACGCGCTTGTGCCCTGAAACCAGATAAGATGACAACTGATTCCATACGATACCGCCCAGATAGCCGACAGTTTTAAAGTTCTTTTTGAGCTTCTTGATGACTTCAGGGTCTTCTTTGCGTGGATTGTATGGAGCAAAGTTGATTTGTGATCGCTTGATTACGACCGTTTCACTTTGCTTGTATTTGGGCTGCTGCTCTTTTCTCTTCGTCATATCGCAGTAATATATTTCGGGATAAGGGGAATACTTTGTAAATCTTTTCGAGGTCTTGCGGATAATGCCGGCGGAGGTAATCGAATACCTCCGGCAAAAACGTCAGACCTTGCGATTTGTTCTTGTTGTAGGATATGGGTTCAGGCAGTTTCTTTGCCTTGATGTAGGCCATGACGTCCGATTTCTTCCACTTGGATAGAGGATATACCTTGTTCGTATTGCTTATAGCTTCGTTCTCGTATCCGCGCAACATAAGACAGCGATTCATTCCGTCCGACTGCTTCATTCCATAGAAAGAGTAAGATATTCCCGTCTTCATCCGGACGGATTCATCAACGTCTTTCAACGATAACAGCTTTACATTGGGGTTAGGAATGCAGTATAGCCCACAACGCAAAACACGCGTCAACGTCCAATGGGGGACTTGCAGTATGGTAACATTGGCATAACGAGCTTTGACTGCTCGCAAATAGTTGTCAATGTGGTCGAGGCCCTTGACGAAATACATGAACACGCAAACGATCTCTTTGAAGTGCGGAGCCATTAGGTCGAGCAATACCTCGCTGTCTTTGCCACATGAATAAAAAAGGATCGCCCTGTCCGTTTTTTGACGGACAGAGGCAATCACTTCGTTTGCATGGTCTATCGGGGTCATGATTAACCTGTTGCCATGCCAAAGGCGGCGCGAATGTCGCGTGCACGACCGGCACGATTCGTCGCACGACCGCCTACTGCACGATAACGAACACGGCTAGCGCCTGTCGTCCGATTGATTCGATTTCTTACTGAATTTCGAGTGCAGCTTGAATTTTAGAAGTCTGACAATAATGTTTATTTTCTATCCATTGACTAACCCTAATCTGGAGCGCATAGCCGAGACAGCTTGTTTGTTCCCTGTTCTCTGATAATAGGGCAACAATGCCTTTGCATTCGCTCTCATGATTCTATTTGACCTATCAATACCACCACCGCTTACCCTATTTGCATTAGAAATAAGAGCACGTAGCGTTTGTTGCCCGATTTGTTCTGCTGTTTTTTGTCTTCGTCTTCGAGTGCAGCAATGATTTTAAGGGTTTAACAATTCATTTTCTCGATTACCTTGCCGAGGTGGTAGTCGATCTCGGTCATGGTATATTCGTTACCGTTGTGCTCGTACACAATCGGCTCTTTCGTCTCTTCGTCGCAAACATCTACCAGCTCGACGCCTTTGACTTCGACCAGCGCGCCGGGGCGATTCTTTTCGTAACCTACCCAGAACTGTATGGCATCGTAGTGGTTGATAACCGTATCAACGCCCTTCTCGCTGTCCCACGCCGATTCGGGCACGTCACTGTCTTTCTTGTAGACTTTGCCTGTGTTGTTGTCTCGGTATGAAATGTATTTCGTGTTGGTCGGGCGTACTTCGCGGGTCTCGACCGTTTTTTCACCCGACAAAATGGCGTCGAACCATTTTTGTTTGATGATAAGCGTTAAAATTTTCATAGCCGTAAATTTCATTAGTAGCGGGGGCAAGAATCGAACTTGCGCCTGCGGGACACTAACCCGCCGTGGTAACCTCTGCACTACCCCGCATATATCTGTTCGATGCAAAAGTGGACACGTTCGGCACATTATGCAAATCTTACTATTGAATTATTTATTAAAAATACGATTTTTTATTGAGAGCTGCAATTTTTAAGGTCTTTTCTTCACACACCCTTTGCAGCGGATAATCTCAAGCACTACTGCGTCATATTTGACGATCAATAGGCCGTCGCGATTGTTGTCTGCACCTTTGTAGGCTTTACACCCACACTTCAGCCGCGTGCGGTGACATGTCGCGTCCGTCAATTCGAATGCCTTTTTGAGTAATGTCAAATCGCTGCGTTTTTCTACGTACATCGTTGGTTTCATATATTATATAACTTTTACAAAGTTGAACATTCTGAATGACCGCCAGCCCTCGGCAACCGTATCGTAATAGGTTACGAGGTGTTTGTTAGGCTTACGGTCGTCACCTTTTGTTTCGGGGCATAAGTCGTCCTTAAGCGTACCGAATGCCTGTCGCAATTCACCCGTACTCGATTTGAGGTAGAAGAACTGCACGATGCCCGCGCGCATCTTTATCTTCAATTTGAACACCTGCCATGCCTTATGCAGACACTCAGCAAAGGTTACACCCGTCGCGCGGCACATCTGCCACGCCGTGCGCATGATGATGGAAAGGTCGGTTCGTTTCATTGTTATATAGGTTAAAAGTTGGTTTTTAGTTTGAGTAGTCGCAAGCACTCTTTCAACTCGCTGTCTGTGTATTTCTTGGCGATCTCTCGTGATATGCCGTTTGTGTTCATTGCGATTTTGATCGCAGCCTCTCTGTTCACCTTGAAGGATTTTCTTGTCTTCATAGCTTTTCAATTTTTTCAAATGTAACATAATACAGCCTATTGCCAACGAGTACCATTGCGATATTCAGTTTATCGAACTGTCCTCGATATTCACCAGTATTGCGTCCGAATCTCACCGGGTCGCCAATTTTTATGTCTTTCATATCTTTCATTTTTACCACCGGCGGCAGGTGCCGCCACGCTTCGGGCCTGAGGTCTGTTTATAGCCGCCCGAACGGCTTTTTAATCGAGTTTGTAAAGCAGCAACTGGCAATCTTCAACGTGTAGAACTCTCGTCGGTTCGACTTTGTCGATGTATCCGAAGAAGTCGTTTTTATCTGCATAGACGTACGCCCACTGGCCTTTCAGTTCGATTTCTTCTCTTGTGCCGAAATAGGCTACGGTGTCATCTACCTCTTCAACAAGGCCCCATGCCTCATTGCCAATACCTTCTCTGTTGATCGCGTCGATCACTTTAAATGCAAATGCGTTCATAGTTCTATTGTTTTTATTTGTTAGTTCAACATTTTCTTCAACCAGTCAGCAGCTTCTTTGTCTTCTTCGCCGTCCTCGTCATAAACTGCTTCAACGGCTACCGTTTCGTCCTCGATCGACCAGCTCGGCGCCGTCCAGTAGTCACCCTTGTCCTCGACGCGCTGCATGGCAAGCAGATTGCCTAAATACCGTTACTCTCGATCTCGAAGGTCTCGGCTTCGCCGTTGAGCTTCGTAATGTACGCTGCCGCCTGCTTGGCGAGGTTTTGCATCGTGGTATAGGTTGCCGTTGTCATAGTTATTATAGCTATTGGTTTTATTTTCTGATGCAAATATAAAGCTATAAATTTAATTATGCAAATAAAAATTAAAGTTTTTGCTATTATTTTTGTAGAAAAATAAAGTTATAGCTACATTTGTACCAACACCAAACATTTAAAGCTATGGATATAAAGAGATCAATAAAAGCTAACGGCTTAACTGTTAAAGAAGTGGCCGAAAGAATGGGAATTACACCCGTAGGACTTAGCCAACATATTAATGGGAATCCGAGTGTAGAAGTGCTTGAACGTATCGCCGCTGCTATTGGCTGTAACGTGGGGGATTTTTTCGCCCCTCAGCCGACGAACACGATAATGTGTCCGAAATGCGGTACGGTGTTAGAGGTCAAAGAAAGGAAATAATCATGGAGCAAGAGTTGATCCTATACAATTCGGTGGATGGGAAAAGTCGCGTATCCTTATTAGCACGCGACGGTTCCGTTTGGCTCAATCAAGCACAGATCGCAGAACTTTTTGCCACCTCTGTTCCCAATATCAGCCAACATATAAATAACATATTAAAAGATGGTGAGTTACCAGATGAATCAACTATTAAGGAATACTTAACAGTTGCCCCAAACGGCAAATCGTATCAAATAAAATTTTATTCACTGGAAATGATTTTGGCAATAGGTTTCCGCGTCCGATCCATCCGTGGCGTGCAATTCCGCCAGTGGGCAAACCGCAATCTCGCCGAATATCTCCGTAAAGGCTTCGTTATCGACGATGAGCGCCTGAAAAACCCAGACGGCCGCCCCGACTATTTCGACGAGTTATTGGATCGCATTCGGGATATACGTGCCTCGGAAAAGCGATTTTATCAGAAGGTGCGCGATCTGTTTGCATTGAGCAGCGATTACGACACGACGGACAAGGCTACGCAAATGTTTTATGCCGAAACGCAAAATAAGCTCCTCTATGCCGTAACAGGACATACATCCGCGGAGATCGTGATGCAACGAGCCGATGCAAATGCTCCCAATATGGGGCTTACCTCCTGGAAAGGTGCCGTAGTACGCAAGCAGGACGTTATTATTGCTAAAAACTACTTGACACACGACGAACTCGATTCTTTGAACCGGTTGGTTGTGATCTTCCTCGAAACAGCCGAGTTCAGGGCAAAGAGCAGGAAAGACCTTACGATGGGATTTTGGAGGGAGAACGTAGATAAAATTCTGGTATCGAACGATCAGCCCCTTTTACCCAATGCCGGTACGGTTGGCAAAGAGCAAAAAGACGCATTCGCCTACCAGGTTTATGAAGAGTTCAACGCCCGCAGAAAACGTAAGGCCGCAATCGAAGCCGATCGGGAGGATATGGAACAGTTAAAGGAGCTGGAATCCGAAATCAAACACCGAAAATAAGACCTGCCTGCATTGCGGGAAATTGATAACCATAAAGGTGGAATAACCACAGCGACACGACGATATGGAACTGCAACCCATCCAAAGCAAAATTTACGAAATACGAGGCCAGCGGGTGATGCTGGACCGTGATTTGGCGGAATTGTACCAAGTAACAACAAGCGCTCTCAATCAAGCGGTAAAGCGTAATATCGAACGCTTTCCGCCCGATTTCATGTTTCAACTGACAGATGCCGAAACTGAAAATTGGAAATCACAAATTGTGATAACCAATTCCATCACGATGGGTTTACGCCGCAACCCCTATGCGTTTACCGAGCAAGGCGTTTCTATGTTATCGGCTGTTTTGAAAAGCTCCGTTGCCATACAAGTAAGTATCGCTATTATGCGTGCTTTCGTAGCGATGCGGAACTACATCACGACCACGACGACAGTAACGGCCGAGTTGGCCGAAATTCGGGCGAAACTGGCGTTACTGGAGCGGGTGGACGCCGACAATGCCGAGGCGGTCAGCGATCTGTCGGAAGATATGCGCAAGGAGCTTGATAATATCTACAACGCTATTGCGGCGTTGTCGGTCAAGATACCGCAGGCACGCAAACCCGCCCGCAAAATTGGATTCCAACAAGCGGAGCAAAAGGCGGAAGAGTAGCAACGTACCCGACGAACACAATCACCTGCCCGAAGTGCGGGACGGTGCTGGAGGTAAAAGAAAAGGAATAAATAAAACTACATTCCTATGACACAAAAGCAGGCCATACAGTTGTTCGAGGACCGCAAGGTGCGCACCGTTTGGGACGAGCGGACGGAGACGTGGTATTTTTCCGTTCTCGACGTGATCTCCGCTCTGACGGACACCGTGAATCCGACCGATTATTTCAAGAAGATGCGCAAGCGGGATGAAGCGCTCGCCTCGTTCGTGGGGACAAATTGTCCCCAGATAGCCATGAGGTCAGAAACGGGAGTGATGCGCAAGACGCTGGCCGGAGATGTGAAAACCGTCCTGCGGATTATCCAGTCGATTCCGTCACAGAAAGCCGAGCCTTTCAAGCAATGGATGGCGCAGGTGGCAAGCGACCGCCTCGACCAAATGCAAGACCCTGAGTTATCTATTGAGCAGGCCGTAGCCGATTATAAACGCCTTGGATATTCGGATACATGGATTAACCAACGCTTGAAAAGTATCGAAGTCCGTAAACTTCTCACTGACGAGTGGAAACGCGGGGGCGTTGATGGAACGCAATATGCCACCCTTACGGACATTATCACGAAGGAGTGGGCCGGACGTACCACGAAAGCCTACAAACGTTACAAGGGGTTGAAAAAGGAGAACCTGCGGGATAATATGACCAATGTCGAACTGCTGTTGAACTCATTGGCCGAGGCCTCTGCTACCGAACTTTCCCGAAACGAAAATCCAATAGGTTTCAAGGCCAACGCCAACGTCGCCAAACGGGGCGGTACAGTAGCTAAAGTTGCCCGACAACAACTCGAAAGCCAACTCGGACACTCTGTCGTATCACCCCTCAACGCTCGGCAATACCTCGGAACGTTGCCCGACAATCCGCCACCCGAAACAGCGCACCTTACTTCAGCGGTAAAATCGACGAAACCGATTACATGCGACACCTCAAACGAGGAGGAATAAATAGTTCTCAACTTAAAAACACAAATGAAACTAAAGTAATAAACGCATCGAATTCGATGCGTTTTAGAATATGAAATGTAATATGGAACCGTCTCTGAATATTCGATCATTTCGAATAGGCAATTTAGTGTATAACCCCCATCTTGAGCGAATTGGGTATATTGCAGAAATTACGCGTGCAGACATGACGTTATTTCATGGTGAGATGCTAATTAAGGAAGCCGGATTTTATCATGAGATTTTAGATAAAGTAGTATTATGAGATGTTAGGCCTATACGTTTGACTCCAACGTTATTGGAAAAATGCGGCTTTGAGAAAGAATTTAGCGACTGTTACCAACGATTTGACTACTATATCATCCCCCGTGTGATATGCTTATCTCCTAAAAAAGAAGGGTTCTGTTGGCAGGTGGAAGACGAAATCGACGATTGCAATGTGGATGTGCCCATAAAGTATCTGCACCAGCTCCAGAATATATATTTTACATTGACCGGAACGGAGCTGAATGTAGAAAAGATATATGATGCGAGAATGTAAAAAGCCGAGGGAACTCGGCTTTCTGTTTATCATTTCAAACCGACCGAATCAAAAATAGGGTACGGTTCGATATGTCATTTTCTCGGTTCATGATTGAGGCGGGATTGTGAGTTGATTATCTTTTTTAGTCGGTCTCGACCGCAATACCTCCAATATCACTCGGTCACCGTCGAGAACCAGCATCCCGTGCCGACGGGGATCACCACCTTTTGTGCGGTGCTCGGCCTCGCATTCGGTGCGGATCCGGACACAACGGAAACCTGCGGCCTCGAAAGCCGATCCGATTAACGATAGGTCGCTGCGTTTGGGGACGCAGTACATGGGGTTAATTGCCGCTTCGATGCGGCCCATGCGTTCGATGCGCTTTTTCATTTTGATTTAGCAATAAAAAACTGCGTTACGAGTTGCTCGGCTCAAAATGCAAGCCGTCGGGCGTTTCCGCTACCGAACTCGACGCAGTTAAATTTAACTGTATGTATAGATACAAAATACCCAATATGGTTGGATATGTTTGTATCGCATTTTGATTTAGCAATGCAAATATAATGATTTTGTAGGGAATAACAAAGGCGAGATTTATTCTCGCCTTTGTTTTGAAACATATATCCTATCTGATTACTTTTTTTGAAGTTTTATTTCCAGTGTTATATTATCTCCTGCTACACCCATAGACACTTCGGCAATTCCGTTTGAGATAGAATGTACTTTGTATCTGTATAATTCTTCCCCGTCTATATAAGTATATATCATATCCCCTTCAGCTTTGTATGTTCCTGAACCGTTGCCAAAATACCCGCTTCCCGAATATGTACCATTTTCATAAAATACAACAGAGAATGCAAGATTTGTGTGTGGCGGTTGGGTTATATCTATCCATTCGCCGTTACTTTGTATGGCAATTCCCTGCCATGTGCCATAAAGATTCTCAATGTCGAACTTGAACGATTCTTGCTCATCCTTTTCGCACCCCATAAAAGTAACTGCACAAATAACAGCCATCAAAAGTAAAAATTTTTTCATAACATAAATTGTATTGGTTAGATGCTGCAAAGTTACAAAATTCCCCCCCCCGCAAAATAATGAGCCTATTTTTTTGAAGTTGTGCCGAAAGTTCCGAGGTTTGTAAAAACGCTGAAGCTATGATTTGGATTTATATTTTGCTATTCGTGATTATTGCGTTGATTGTGTATTTGATCTATCTTGTTCGTTTTTGGGGCAGAACTAATATTGAATTGACAGGTGATACTTATACTGGATTAAACAATGTTCTGTGTAGAATATTGAATCAAGACAGATTAAAAAAGTAATTTACTGATTTTTTGCATTGCAATCCAAGTCCATTCAAAAATAGTGTGTCCCCAAAATTGAGAGGCGCAAATAGATATGATAGCTAATGCAATAGCCCAATGCGCTTCGCGCCTACTTATTTTTAAATTGCGAAGTTCTAAATTATCCCGTTCTTCTTGTTTGCGTTGTTCGTTATAGATGACTGCACATCCTCCCTGGTCTTTACACACTGATAAATTAGCCGCAGCTTTTAACCATATTCCACCCCCTTTTATTTCAATGACCATATGATCTTCAAGAACGCGCAGTATTCGCATCCGTTGTTCTTCATTTGGGATTAATGTTTTGACGGCATCCATATTAAAATAGGCCGGATTTCTTGATAATTCATTTAGAAAAACGTCGGCAATGTTAATGTCTCCTTTTTGTAGTTTGGCTATCATAAGGTTCATTGAATAGTAATTCAATCTGAAATTTGCATCGGCTCCTATTTTTTAACTCTTCTTTGAATGCTTATTATCAGGTGTCTGAATTACAATATATTTTTGTAATTCATTGATATACATTATTTTAGCTCCAATTTTATGGGGGGGGGATTTTTGACCCCTAGATCTGTCGGAGCAGCCGGAAAGCCTGTAGAAACGCCTGAAATCGACGCAAACAGCCTATCGTAACGAACATTAAGGTCTTCCATCAGTTTATCGGCGACCTTTACGTCTTCTTTCCGCAGTAAGGTTTCCAGATGCAATATGCTGTTTAGTTAGTTCCACGTTCTATTTTCGGCGGGCCGGGCCTCTCCCGCCGGATTTGGGGCTTCCTTTATTTCAGATAAAATTTAACGGTTGATATGAGTTGGTCCGATAGTTTGTAAATGTCAGTAAGTGCTGTAATTAAATGTTTTGTTCCTTTCTTTTCCTCGTCAAACGTTTCAACATACTTTTTCCCTCCGTTGAAATGCAAGCGACAAATAGGCTTTCGATTGTTATCATCGAAAAGGATAGCGAAATATGACTGCGCATCCCGATCTACGACCCGATCAAGATCAACGGTATTACAGAGAATAGCTCGCACGATGTAGAATCCCATAAGTTCTTCATCAGTGGTCACTATCTTATTTCCATCTTGCATATCCTCTTCATTTGCAACCGATTTCTCCGTGGAGACATTTGAGGACACCTCGACCGACGGAACGTCAGGCGTAATGGCAGATTTAAGCCTTTCGTTTATATAGTCATTCGTGTACTGTTGAAATGCCCGTTGAATCATCGGACGGAACTCGTCAATGATGTTCTTTGTTACCACTCCGTCATAAACCTGTTTAGTCATAAATTTCACAAATAAATCGGATGGATTACTACTTTCCTTGACAATCAATGACCGAAGCGCATTTATGTACTTCATTTCTGTGGCGGAATTGAGTATCATATACGTATTATACTGGTCATGTCGGAATTGCTTCAACTTCTCAATATGGCTATCCTTTAAGTTAAGCATATCTATCTCAAAGAACGGCTTATCGTCCATTTTGTTAGGAGTGTCCAGATCTGTATAGAACTGATAGTTGATTCCATTCGTTAGTACTCCAAATTTGGCCTGCGATACATGGTAGTAGCGGAATAGTTGCGCCTTGTATTTGCTTAAGTCAGCCGACCAATGTTTACACTCAATTAGCATGATCGGCTCGCCGTCCATACATACGGTATAGTCGATTTTTTCGCCTTTCTTCGTTCCATAGTCGCAAATACATTCGGGTGTAACCTCTTCCGGATTGAAAATATCGTAGCCGAGTGCTTGCAAGAACGGGAGGACAAATGAGGTCTTTGTTGCCTCCTCCGTCTTTACATTGTCTTTGAGTTTGCCGACGCGCTCAGCAAGGATTAGAAGTTCGTCTTTAAAGTCCATAGAGTTGGTTTATTTTGAATTATTATCGTCTATATATTTGAGCACGCGTTGTAGTATTTCTCCGTTTTGACGGATGATTTCTGAATTTTGGGTCAATATTATTTCGTATTGCCGATCTCTTTTCTCGAAAAACGAGATGAATTTTTGATCTTCCATACTTGAAATAGAGGGTTCGCGATTACTATAATATAGTAGTATGTATTTAGCATTTGCTTCACTCGGCTCTACCTTGCCACTTAACCATTGACCTATAATCGATTGGGATAATCCCGTGTCCTGCGATATACGATATGCCGTATAGCCCAATTCTTTAAGTAGGTTTATGGCTTTATGTTTCAAATCTTCATTCATGTCGCGATATTTTTATAATACTACATATAAGTATAAATATTTCCAATATAGAATACTTTGATATTTTATTGTTGTGCTAAAATATTTTAGTGTATTTGCATTGTAATTCAATTATTGTATGACAAATTTAATTACAAATAGCGAAAAATCAAGAGGTAACAATGCTGTAGCATTGCTTTTACCCTTCGAACGGTATGTTCAAAGTATCACTAACCTTGAAGAACGCAAGCGACTTTGTGATACTTGCAAGCAGGCTATCGGTATTCGAAGCAACACTCAATTATGGAACTACCGCGTAGGCAACGTCCGGCCTGATATGCTGAAGCGACGAGAACTTGCCAAGATCATTCGCCGTCATTCCGGCGATAGCAGCTATACCGCCGACAACCTCTTTCCCGTGGAATTTTACAACAGATAGATAATATGAAACGTATTCAAAGATTTCACAAGACGAAATGTGCGGCAGAACGATATATCGCAACACTCGGTACTGATGCCCGGTTTTATCATGCGTATAAATGTACGAGCGGCAGTTATTGGGTCGGGACGGAATTAGAATGGTTGAATCGGTACTAATACATCATATGCAAACGATCCGCAATATAGAGTTTTTCAACGATCCCGAGGGAGGGGTAATGGTACGCGATACCGAAGGCGTCCATACTTACCAGCCCGAAGACAAGATGCTGACAGGGGCATTGTTTACCCGCATCGAGACCGAATATCCGAAAGCATTCAAGGCTCTCGCCGAGATTTACCGCAAGAGCCGTGCAAACGTGAACTACTACCGGTTCCTGATCTGCCACCGTTTTATTCGCTGCAATTTCGGACGGTTGGACAACAGGCAGGACATCGACGGGATGGGGCGCTTCACCTTTGAGGATGTGAGTTGTCCGATCAAAGGCGAATGCAAGTATGCCGGCATTATATGCAGCCCCGAGTTCGATACCCGATTGACCGAGCGGCAGAAGGAAGTGATGAAACTCTATATGGAGGGGATGGGCGATGAAGAGATCGCGGATATGCTTTACATATCGCCCGAGACGGTGCGCACAACGAAGCGCGACGCCTTCCGTAAGGCCGAGGTACATTCGTTGGCTGAGTTCGCAATCCAATACAAGGATAAGTTATGAAAACTCCGTGGCGATGGTGGCGGGAACGCCAAGCGACCGATAAAACATGCAAACACTTGGCGCTCATGACGGAAGATATTACAAATATCACAGACCGGCTGGTGGCGTTCGTGTGGGAAGATATTGAAAAGATCATAGACCAAATGTCGGAGGATTTGTTCCGGCCGATTGAAAGTATTAAACCAATAAAAAAGAATGTGATGAAAGATTTACTTAGCTGCGAAGGCCGGAGGTTCCGGTGTAAGATTGATGGTACTCTTGCCACAGGGATAATTCGAGTGGTAGATAAATGTGGTATTTATGCCAAAATGAAAAAAATGGGTTTCACAGCATCGACAAAAAAGGATATAAATATGCATGGTATGTTTACTCTGGAACCGAAGCAGATTTTGCTCGTCCCAATGTCAGGGTCACCGATTTCCGGGTTATTCCTATAACCGCCGAAGAGATCGAAGCCTACAAGGATTGGCAGGTGGGGGATCGACTCAGAAAAAAAGACGGATCATCCCGAACTATAGAGGTTATCTTCCGCTTCGGAGAACTCATAGTGGGCAAATTTATCGATACAAGGAGAGCTTTAACTAACTACACCTGCGATGAGCTATACGAGGATGGTTTCCGCCTCATTGTCGATCCTGCTCCTGAGGAGGAGATCGTCGAGGTGACGATGGACGAGATCGCCAAGTTGAAGGGCGTGCCCGTTGAGCGGCTGCGAGTGAAGAAGGAGGACAAATAACGACAAAGAGTGCGTGGTAGAATGGTATTACGAATCGATTAGTGGTAAAGACCAAGTGTACTCACGATGCGCTTAATGGACAGTACACCCTGAAGAGCGCAGATGTTCAAACAGAAGCTAACCGATTGAAAGGCATTCCAGACGTGGAATGTTTGCCAGTTCGAATCTGGCCGCACTCCCTAATCAATATAAAGTATTATGAACGAGCCAATTATTATTACCACTCCCGCAGAATTGCGCTCTATTGTCGCTGACGAAGTGGCGGCGATTTTGCCGAAGCTCGCCGATTTCAGGCGTAAGAATGAACCGGTAGAAATCGACAATTTGTCCGTTGAAGAAGCCGTGCGGTTTATTGCGGAGCAAGGTATCCCGACCACCCGTTCGACGATTTATAATTGGGTTTTTCTAAAAAAGATCCCATTTAAGAAAATTGGACGCCGCACGGTGTTTTCCAAAAAGGAGCTTCTTGCTTGGATCGAATCCCGTACGACTTTGCCGGAGGACAGACGGGCCGTTGCAGCTGCGCGTATCGCCAAAAGTGCTAACTGCAAATAAAATGACAGATAGGCTACTACCGAACCAGTGACTAATATGTACTTCTATGCTGTACTGGTCGGCCCTGGTAGTGGATCAACCGAGCACTATCCGCGCCCAACGTTCTTTCATTCGAGTAAAGTTAAGAGTTGAGATTAGTTGAGTTTGCCATTTCCGGGCGCGGATTTTCAAAGTCCGTATCGGGTTGAATGTCCCGGTGCGGGCGCAAAGGACGGCACGGAAGCCGTAGGGGTCCTAAAGCCTGCCATAAACCCCGGCCGCAAGGCAGAAAGGCTGGAACGAATAAGCGGTTCATTGAAATACGAGAACCATCCGAAGGGATGTAAAACCCGGCGAGCGACTTGGCGCAGAAGGGCGGATATTAGGCCGATCAATACCAAAAAGCAGGCGACGATCCGGAGCAATTCGGGGAGCCGGTAGCGATATACCCTGCGATTCAGTCGTGGTCTTCGATGACGACAGGGTGCAAATTTTAATCAAAACAATTTACGTGCAATGTCAAACAAAGTATTTACCCCAGAGAACATTTCCAAATTAAAACAGAACGAGGTCTTTGTATTCGGCAGTAATAAGGCCGGTAACCACGTTGGCGGCGCAGCTCGTGTCGCGGTCGAGAAGTTCGGCGCGATCATGGGGCACGGCGAGGGCTTACAGGGCCAGTCCTACGCTATCCCTACGCTCGATGAACAGATGGACAAGGTGTCTACCGAGGAATTGACGCGATCGGTACGGAGATTCGCAGACTATACACGGTACAATACCGATAAGGTTTTCTATGTAACCAAGATCGGATGCGGCATCGCTGGATTCTCGGTCGAAGAGATTGTGGAAGTATTCAAAAGCGTCTCGTTCGGCGATAACGTGGTGCTTCCGCAAGAGTTCGGCGAAGAAAAACATATCGATGGATTTAAAGGGTTCAATGCAGATATGACCTGCCTGGGCTTCAAATTCGAGGAGGGCAAGACTTACGAAGAGGATGTTGAGTTGAAAGTTTGTAATCGAGGCTTTCATTTCTGCGAATCACCGTTCTCTGTCCTTAGCTATCGTGATATGCTGGATGATGAATGCAAGTTCATCCCTGTGCATCATGTAACAGCTTTGGGGCGATGTCATTCCGACTCGGATAAAACGGCGACGACAAAGATTCACATCGGGGCAAAACTCGATTTCAAAGGATTCATTAAAGCTGGTATAGATTTCATTTACGAGAAGTGCATCAAAGAGGGTCCGACCGACAATGTTAATTCGGGCGACGACGCACAGATCGGCTCCTCGGGCGACCTCGCAAAGATCG